CATAAAATATTGCTCTATTTTTCTTACCTGTTTTACCTGGTAAAAATGTTTTAAATAATTGTTTTGATAACTCTGTAGCATTATCTGTAGCTTTAAGTGCTTTAGTATTTGCACTAGTTAAAGTTCTCATTGCATTTTTAACACCTGCACCATAGGCCAAAGCTAAGTTAACTGGGTCCGCTGCAACTCTGAACACACCATCAATAACACCTGACACAACACTGTAACCTGTAGAACCAGGTTCTAACATTTGTGCAGCAACAACTCTTCCTGGAGAGATATTTATTTTCTCCCCTTTTTTAGTTGTATATTTATATTGGTCTTCTCTTTTATCAAACACTTGAGTAATCGGAGCACCATAAGTATCAGCAGCAGCTACCATTGCAGTTCTTTCATCAGAACCTTTTCTAATCTCATCTAAATAAACTTGTGTTTGTGTCAAGTCAATAGATTGTGGTAGATATCCTGTACCTAAGTTAAGAGGATTACCTTTACGAAGTTGCTGTAAAGCTAAGTTAAATTCTGTAGGTCCATACTTTTGTCTTGCATTTATAAATGCCTCACCAACACTAGGGTTAAATACAGAACCTAAAAAGTTTGCTGTTGTTCTACCTTCTTGTCCTGGAGTTTGATTTACAAATGTTTCTGCTAAACCACCTAATGTAGCAGCAGCTACTGTTGCAGGTACTGACCTACCAGTTTCCTGGGCAGCAACAACTGCAGATTTAAAACCTCTTGATATTGGTTGAAATGCTGCATCTAATGCAAGCATACCTAACTGTACTCCTCTTTTACCCCATCCAACATTAGTAACTACTTCTTGTGCGTATTTCTTAGCCATTACTTCTTGATTTTTTTGTGCAAGTTGTAAAGCTAAATCATCTTCAGGGTTTAATCCTGCTAACGCACTATATAAAACCATGTTCTGCGGTAGGGTAGGGTAGGCCATAGACATGTCCTTAATTCTTTGTTGTAATTCAGGAGTAGTTAGTTTTTGGCCTTTTTTGTAAGAGTTAACTCTATTTAGCGTATCTTCTGCGTGAGCAATAGCAAGGTCTCTTGCAGAAAAGCTAATACCATTAGACCGCATCGCTTTCCTTTAATTTATTTGCATACCTGTATTGTGTTTGTTGGTTAACAATTTGTGGTGCTGCATTCTCTTGCTCAAAGTATTCTAAAATCATTGGGTCATTAAATTCACCAAATAGGCCTGCCATAAAAGATGCATAGTCCATACCTGGTTTAGCTTGAAAAGCACCGGTTCCTGTTTGTAAAGCATTAACATTTGACACTCCAGGAAACTTAGTTTTATCTCCTAGTTTTATAGGTCTTGCTACTTGCTGTCCTTGTACAGATGCAGATGCTGCTGCAGCTGCTTCACCTGATACTTCAGCTGATAATCCTTCTGCAAGGTTATTATTTATTGTTGAAGAACCTGTACTATCTCCTTCTTTTCTAGGAATATACAAGTCTGAATAACCTGGGTCTGCTTTTAAATCTGTATTTTGTTTAGCTGCTTGTTCTGATGCACTTAATCTAACCATATTTTTCATCCTCGTTTTGTAAAAATTCTTGTAAGCTAGATATAAAACTAGACATATTTGCTCTGTCTTCCGGGTTAGCAACAGCTAAAGATATTCTTATAAAGACATTATCAATTGGTCCAGGTATAAAGTACTCCATAAGTATTGGAGTGTCATTATCTATAAATTCATCTAAATCCCACTCATCAGCCTGTTCAAACAAGTCAGGGCTCCATGTGTGTTGATGAATAATCTCATCAAATGTTTTATTTGTTTCGGCCATCGGGTCAAATTCTTTAGGCACCTGGTCCACCTCCTTGTGCTGCTGCCTGAGCTAATACCTGAGCTAATTGTGGAGGAGGTCCTTGTGGTCCTGCTTGTTGCGGGGCCACTATAGCTTCCTCTTCAGGTGTCATCTCTTCTCCTTCAGGAGTATAGAACTTTTCTAGTATTTTATTCATGTTTTGAGGATTTTTCTTAATCTCTATTGCGGCCATTGTTGCTTTAGGGTTACCTTGTGCAGCTTGGGCCATAAGACTTTCAAACAAAACATTCTCTGCTCTTTCAGAATTTATTCTGTTTTGTATTTTTGATATGTCATCTAACCCATCCATATTTTCTTGTAATGTTTGAGTATCGATAATACCTTGTTGTTTAAGTTGTAAACCTGTAATAATTTTTTGTGGTTCATCAAATCCGGCCATAACACCATAAACTCTTCTTGTTTTATACATTTGTGCTATGTCTGTCTTTGGCACATAAGTCTCTTTAAATGCAGTACCATTTCTAAATCCTGCAATAGGCTTACGCAAGTTAGGATACATCGTTTCATCCCACTCAAGTCTCTTAACATCTAACTGTTCAAGAGCATCTTTAAGTACTGTTTGATATTCTCTAACATGTAATGATGCCGATTGGCCTAACTCTTCTAATCCTCTACCAGTAACAAAAGCATTAGGGCTTTGTCCATCATCGGATACAGGATAAGCAGAACCTAAACGAAGATGTCTTTCTAGTCTATCTATCTGTTGGAACAACTGATAGGGTAGATTGTTAGTCGGTTTAGATACCTGGCTTCCAGGTGTCAAGTAGTTGACTGACAATCGGCCTTTCTTATATTGTCCACTTTCTATCTCGCCAATGATGTTGGTTTCTGTAAACACAGCATCTTCCATTGCAATGACAGATAGAACATTTATCTTCGCCATATTCGCCATCAAACCTATTACATGATGAAACTGACCTTGCATTTGGTCAAAAGAAAATCGTTTAGCCACAACAAATCTTGGGCCTGACTTTAATGGGTTAGGTATGAAATCTAATATTATTTTATTTTCAGGTAAGAAAATGTATGTACCATCTTCATCGTAGTATTCTGCTACTACTTTTCCTGTACCGGCAGCATTTTGCCATGTCTTGTCGTAACTAGACATATAGGCCATAGTGTTATATTCAGAAGATACATCATCTAAAATAACATTTTTATGTTCCGGGTATAGTTTTGCAAGTGTTACATGTGGAACTCTTTGCACAACAGCTAGTTCTTTTGGTTGCTGTCCTTCTCCAAAGTATCCTGGGTAACAAAGATATGGGTCTTTTACTTCTGCATAAGGGTATGGATGTCCATTAGCATCCTTCTTTTCTTTTAATACCCATACAGCAAAGCCATATCCTGGTAACCATCTACCAACCTGTGGTAATTGTAATTCTACTTTTTGTAATTCATCATAAGCGTGTACTATTCTCTCTAGTTTTTCTGCACGCTTTGCAGCTCTTTCGCTGTCTTTATCGTTGAATATATCTACTTTTAGGTCCGGAGCTCTACCTAGTTTTTGTGCAAATCTCTCCATTGCTGAATGTAACATGTTAGGTGCGGGTACCTGGTTGTAATCCATATCACGCATTTGTTTACCTAGTAATGCTTTTATACCATCAGCACCGCCATTCATAATGGCTCTGATTTTATCTTTTTCTGCTATAACATCGGAGTGTTGACTTCTTAATTCGTATACTCTGTTATAAACTTCTTCTGCTGTTTTCACTTATCTCCAATTATCTAAATCCATGCTACTTAACTCATACCCACCAAAACTTGGCTCATATTCAAGTCCCATTGTAGCAAGTCTTTCCTTCTGTAGTCTACGAATTGTTTTCATTGGAAACCAACTCGCCATAACTAAGTCAGACTTTTGTCCAACAGTCCTACTTTTATTTTGGGCAGAACTAAAATAAACCAACTGACTTTTATATAAGTTTACCTTTTCTTGGGCCTCAAAGCCAAGATATGGCAAAGAAATTAATTTTTCTGAAAATAGTGGTCTCATAGCAGTAACACCAAATATCGGGTCGTGTTTATTAGAATATGTTTGTGTACCTTCTAAAAAGATACCATGCTTATTAGAAAAATCTCTTATAGATGCATCTTGTCGTATAGCTCTTTGAAATCCATTCTCTTCAATAACCCAATGAGCTAAGTTATATTTAACAAACCATTCTTTAATAATCTTTAAGGCCTGGGGTATACCACCACCTAAAGAGTTTTCCATATCTATCATATACATTTTGTTAGATGTTTGGTCATATCCCCATAAGAATGCAGCTTGATAACCTGTTGATGCCGGGTCAAGTCCTGCAATTAACCTCACTCCTGCAGGTACCTGCCCAATTTCTCTAGTTTGGTCTCGACATGCTTCTATTTCAACGCTGTCAAATAATGCCATACCATCAGGCATTGCAACATTCAAATAGACCATTTCATAAATAGCTCTACCACCAGTAGTTTCAGCAGCAGACTTTCGGCCTGTTAACCATTTGTAAGTTCTTTTACCTGGCCATAACATACAATCAACATGAGCTTCATCATCCCAATCAGGTTTAGTACACCCAGTATCATGAGCCTCTTCTACTAAAGTATTCCAACTTTCGTTTTCTAGTAAGTGAGAATATAAGTCATCGTAGTGTTGTCTTGAACCAATAACTATTAAGGCTGTATGTTCCTCTTTACGACTTGACAATGTGGTAGTCCACCAGGTTCTAGTGTTTTCTCGGGAAGCTGGCTGCATAGTTGATGAGTGGTCTTCCAAGTCATCTCCGATAATGATGTCACAATCTCGGGATAATATTTTTCCACCCCTACCGATACCAACCATGGTAGGAGACTTAATCCCGGTAACAGTACGAGTGCCAACAGTGAACCCACTCTGCGACCACGCTTTTCCTGCTCTGCTAGTTGGCTTGAAACTTTTTCCAGGTGGGCAAAGTTCTTCGATAAGTTTTTCATTATTCTCTAACTGGTCAATTACTGAGCTAACTGCATTCTTAGCTATCTCTTCATTACCACCTACCCATAATATTCTAACATTAGGGTTCTTGATAATGAGCCATACTGCAAAATGAATTAGTAGGTCAGTCTTGCCATGTCGAGGAGGAGATAGTATCATCTGCTGATTACCATGTTCAATCGCTTCTAAGATTGATTTAATCCAACGAATATGAAATGGAGGTGTCTCGTATGGTTCACCTACCTCGGTTTCAAAGTACCTATCTCTAAATATTTTAAAATCAGCTAGTGACTTCTCTGCTTTAGCAGGTAAGGTCCAGTTTTCGGCCTTCTCTTTGTTCTCCATATCTTCTATCCAGGCAGCGTAAGCATAACTAAGTGCAGCTTTTGTACATCCTAATAAATCAGCTGCATCTTGTTTTTTTAAACTACCTTTGAGTATGAGAGGGCCTAAGTTCTTATCTACAAGTTTTTGATATACTTCGCCTCTTCTTTTTTGTACATTAGGTTGTGCTACTGGTTTACCTTCATGTTCAGGTTCATACACTGCACCCTTCTGTTGGGCCTGGTATTTTTTATTATGATAAGATTTAGAACATTTAGGTGAACAAAATTTTCTAGCAGGTGGTTTTAAAACATTATGACATGATTGTGCGAAACATAATTTAACTTTACTCATTTCTTATATCCTTCACACTCTTTGTTTAAACAGGTCATTTTGGCCCTGTCTATATCGTAAGTTAAGTATAGCCCACATTTAGGGCACCCTATCTTCAAACTATTTTCCTAGTTTAGCTCTACTTCGAGATACCGCTCTAAGATTAACTTTTTTGCCTGTTTTGTATGCAGCTGCTGTTCTTTTAATTTCTGCAGCTTTCTTCTTAGCTTCGCTCTCAGATAATCCTGCTAAATACTTTGCAGGAACACCATACCTATAAGGCTGTGTTCTTTTACCCATTATCTCAAATCTGTGTCGTGTTTTTTAGAGCCTTTGATGTAACTATTTACTCTACCCATTGCCCAGGCTGCCATTGAAACATTCCTGGAACCGGAAGAGAGATAGGCCCCTTGTCCTCGTTTATATACTTTTTTAAGTGTTGCTAATGATATACCACTAGACTTTGCTTTTTTCTTTAAACTGGTTAATGCAGCTTCAGGTATCTTAGCCATTACTTACCACATTTTGCAAGACCAATATCTTGCACTTGTTTTATCAGATGCTGTATCGCATTTATGCCTGGCACGAAATGAAGCCCGGGCCTTTGGATTATCTTTTCTAATCTCCATGTTAGGGTCACCGAACATTACTTTTTTAACTTTGTCTCCATCCTTAACATACACTTTAAATTTCTTTCGGCCATGACCGGGTTCACCTTTACCAATCCTGGAAGGTTTATTTAAAGTTACAGATTTACCTTGATACTCAGCCACTACTTCTTTTTTTTCTTTTTAGCTTTTTTCTTTTTAGGCATCCCTTTTGGATATCCAATTCCTTTTGGCATTATATTCCTTTCAAATCTTTCTTTCATAATAACACAAAACCCCGCCGAAGCGAGGTCTTGTCATCGTACAGTTGTCCAAACTGTTATGAAAAATATGAAATCCACAAAATCATTCCTTCCTCACACCGCACACCATGTACTGTTACTTAGATGAAAAGTTTTTCTTTCTTTCATAAATTGAATTGTATCCTCATACAATTGCCTGGATTTTCCAGGTATATTTAATTTACCTTATCTATGTTTTTATAGGAGGTAAAAAAAATTTTTATGAAGAGATAGTTTTTTGTGTATCTTGCATCATCTCTAAAAAATGATGTATTCTATCTTGAACACCATTAAGTTCTTTCATAAATAAGCTCAATACTTCTACTCGACTAGCAAAGGTTTCGTGCAAATAGTCTAATGAAGTATATTCATCATCTTCTCCACCCTCGTAGTAATATCCATAATTATCAACTAAATTATCAATATTAGCTTTTTTTGAAGTAGACCAGGCTTTTATAGTTTCATCAATGTATTTATTAATAACTATCTCATTAATAAAAGTTCCAATTATTTTTTCGTTTTCAGACAACATATGTCCTCCTTTTGTTATATCAGTTTTTACTATAACATGCAGGTAGGACCGAAAATTTTTTATGTAAACTCTTGGCAGTTCTCGCAGACACCATCCATTAACTGGTCAGCCCAATAAGGGTGCAAACAAATATCACAATCCTCGACACTTACATAATCCATTAAAAGACTATACCATAAGTAAAAGCCCTGCTGTTGCCAGTAGGGCCTTACTTAACTTTATACACAATAGAAAGGAGGAGCAATGAACAAAATTTATACGAATAAAGAATGTTTAATGTCCTATTTATCTGTTCTTATTCTATCATACCTTTATTTTATGTGGGGTAAAATTAGAAGTTTTTGGAGGCACTAAAACTAAAAAAATTACCCTAAATAATTCTACTATAAATTTATTATGGTATAGTTGAATTACACAAACACGATAGATTACAGGCCCTACGACAAATCTATCCGATAAGAACTCATGTAAGTGGACTGGCCTGACCATGGTAACTAGCGTAAAAGGCTATTATTCTACATTTGTTTAAATGCTGCGATATGGATTTAATTCGGTTTGGGAGGGCGTAGCACAGGGTAAGAACCACTTAATATCTAATTTAAGTAATAACTTACTAGTAAAGAAACAGAGGTGTTTTACTGATAGGTTAACAGCATATTTCTAAGGGGTACACATATAATAATAAAGGGGTCAACATTTAACCTCCCCCTAAATTTATTGGTAATATTTACCAATTGTTTAAACAGTTTTGGTAATATTTACCAGTATATATATTCTGTTTGTCTCATTGTATAAACACTCTGTAGACTAATGATATAGAAATTTAAACAACTACCCCCCGAATGTTTTACTACTAACAATTCTTTAGCTTGCCTCTTGCAAAGTCTTCGGCCAATTCTTGCACCAAAAAGAGAAACTTTTTTTATTTTTTTTTAAGTTTTTTTTAGGCCCCCGAAATACCCTTTATTCATTGGGTTTCTTGACATATATTTTTTATGTATTTATTCAACAACTGTTGACAGGATTAAGGAAACCTGCTTAAATTAAATCATACACAAAAGAGAGGGGCCCCGAGACCTTCAGAAAATAGCCTCGGGAAGTGAGCAAAGACAGAGACCATTTAGAGGGTGTTCAACTAAATCACCGGACAGAGGCCAAGGCCCCGGAATACAGCCCAAAGAATGATTAGAGGGAAACATAGACGCGGAAGGAAATAACCGCTTACCTCTAGCCCGCAAGGGTACTGAAGGAAACTTTATAAATCTAACCTCACAAGCGAAAAATCCAAGCTAAGGAAACCGCAGACAATAGGTAAAACGCTAGAGAGATTAAAACCAAACTAGCATCCCCAGGGTTCAACGATACGCGGCCAACTTTACGCAAGGGAGCCAACAGCAGACAGGCCGCATAATCATTCTAGCCCCCTTTATAAATTGCATCATCGTGGTGCAATTTTAGAGGAGGAGAGCAAATTGAGTAACATCAGTTTAGAAAAACAAAAATTACAAAGAACACATGACCGAATTACAGAATATTCGGAAATTGTTTATTTGTTGAGAGACTATGAAAATTTGAGCGATGATAATTTAATTACCGCACAAAGCAAACTAGGAGTTAATTTATCTAAATTATTTGGATGGAGCCCGAGCCTAATTGCAACAGCATTTTATTATGCTATGGAAGACAGCAACGCCCATTCTTTTAATGAAGACTTGAAAAAACTTTTAGAAAAACATGGAATGCTATAAAAGTGATTAGCTAACTACTCATTGTTTAAACAGTGAGTAGATAGGTAGTTATGAATTGACTATCCGACATTATTCAACTAATGTTGATATATACACAAAAAATATAGGAGGCAAAAAATGAAGAATGGAAATATTCTTTTAGCAGAAAACCCAGTACACGAAGAACACAAAAATTTATTTAGTGGTAATCGTGAAGACTGGTTGAATAAAGTAGCAGACTTTATTTATGACAAAATCGAAGAAGAGTTCGTGCCAGTGGTTCCGAGAGAAAATATTAAATTATCAATCGGGTTTATGCCTAATGGTGCAGGCGGTTCAGCAATCGGAGTTTGTCATTATGAAAATCATTCTCAAGGAAACTTTAGAGAGATATTCATTAAGCCAACATTGGGAGCTAGTACTTTAGTAGAATGCATTGAGACAGCCCAGGTTGTAGCACACGAGGTAACCCATGCAATCTTACCAGTTAAGACAGGCCATGGCCCTAAGTTCGCAAGAATAATCAAAAATTATTT